GCCGCTGATCTCTACAGCGACAACCCCGCCGACCGTCAGGAGGTCTGGGTGGACACCGCCGGCAGCGCCACTGCGGCCGCTGTTCTCGCCGCCTGCCCGAACCTGCGCGCCACCGTCATCAGCCAGATCAAGGCCATCCGAAAGACAGCCCTGGCCCAGCTCGCCATTGACTCCGGAGTCTCCGCCGTCTACGCAGAGAACTACGCCGCCGCCACGGCATACAAATCCGGACAGGGCGCGTCGACCATCATGAAAGACGGCCAGACCGCGGCCAACTATCTCACCGGCTTCGGTGCCCAGCTCGGCATGTCCGCCGGCCAGTTCGCTGACTACATCATAGCCGAGAACCGGCGGGTCGGCCCCACCGCCTACCAGGTAGAGCAGGAGTACCTGCGCCTGGCCTACACCGCCATTCCCCAGGACAGCGACATCGACCGGCTCCTGGCCTATCCAGATGAATACCGGAGGTTCTGCGGCTTATGATGAAAGTGGCGTTCTACAAGCATCACCGCACCGGCATGGCCGGCCTGTTCGACGCCGTGATCCGTGTGGTGACCGGCGGGCCGTACAGCCACTGCGAGCTGATATTCCCATCCGGCATGGCCTACAGCGCCTCCATCCAGGATGGCGGCACCCGTTTCAAGAGGATCGAGTTCGACCCGGCCAGGTGGGACATCATCACTCTGCCGCTCGACAGGTTCGCCAGCGAGCTGTTCTGTTTCAGGGAGCATGGCTGCGGCTACGACTATCCCGGTGCCTTCCGCTTCCTGGTGCCGTCGATCCCCCAGAGCAAGAAGCGCTGGTTCTGCTCCGAGGTCTGCTGCGCCGCGCTCCAGGCGGGCGGGCTCTTCCCCGGCGTCAAGGCATGGCAGGTCCACCCTACGCTGCTGTATCAACTGCTCACCCGGGGGGGCAGCTGATGGACGACATGGACCTCTGCCAGCAACACAACCAGGAACTGATTGACGACGCCCTCAAGGCACACGGCAGGGGCAGGCCGCACCACAACAGCCTGACCCACTGCGAGGAGTGCGAGGAGCCGATCCCCGAAGCGCGCCGCCAGGCGGTACCCGGCTGCACCCGATGCGTCAGTTGTCAGGAAGACCACGAACAAATCCACAACCACTGGAGAGCATTGTGACCGATTACGCCAAATACCAGTTCATCCTCAACCTGATGCTCGGCCTGTTCAACACCGCCATGCTCATCGGCGGGCTCATATCCATGCGCAAGAAAGCGGCCAAGGAGCAGATCGACGAACAGAACAGGCGAATCGATGCGCTCGACAAACGTCTGGAAAACGTGCCGTCAGCCTGCTGCAGCCATCACAAGATGGAGGAACGACTCGACGGCCACAACAATCGGCTGCAGCAGCATAAAGAGCTGATAAACATCGTTGAAACCGACTTGAAGCACCTCCCCAAGAACGCTGATATCGAGAAGTTGCACGAAAAGATCAACAAAGTTTCCGATCAGGTAGCCGGGCTCAAAGCCGATATCAGCAAGATCGCCGGTGCCATGCCCGGATTAACGAACGTAACCCAAATGATGAACGATTTTCTCTTGCACCATGGAGACCAGAAATGAGCGAAGCATACATCCAGTTAATGGCTGAGCACCGAAGGATCTCTATTCTACGCGCGTTGGCTAGCCCCGAGAGTGGCGGCAGGGTAAACGATTCAATCCTGCACAGCATTGTAGTTAACGATGCGGGAGTACCCTCCTCACGCGACCAGATAAGAACCGCTTTAACGTGGCTTAAAGATCAGGGGTTAGTCACTCTGTCTAATTTGTCGAGCGGAACATTTGTCGCAGCCATTACCCAGGCCGGCCTCGATGTCGCACAGGGGAACGCAACTGTGCCCGGCGTGCAGCGGCCGTCCCCCAGGAGCTGACACCATGGGCAAGCGCCAGGAACTGGAACTGGAGGCCATCCGCCTCTATGCCGACGGGCTGGAGATCCCGGAGATCTCCAAGCGCTCCAGGGAAGAGGATTGGTATGTCTCCGAGAACACCCTTCGCAAGTGGAAAGACCGCGCCGGTAACGAGTGGCAGGACGCCCGCAAGGCGGCACGGCAGAGCCAGCTCGTGTCCATGGAGGATGTCGGCTCCCGCCTGCGCCGCTCCCGGGAGATCGCCAGCCAGCTGATGGGGAGCGCCAAGCACCAGTCGGACATGGGGATGGCGCTCAACCAGGCGCTGCAGACCGGCATCTACGACCTGATCGGTCAGATCCAGACCATTGACGTTGAAGACGAAGCCGCAATCGATGCCGCCATTGAGCGGGTAAACATGCTCACCCTGTCACTGAGCCGCCTGGAGACCTCGGCATTTCGGAATAACAAGACTGTGGTGGAGATCCGCAAACAGGCGCTGGGAGATGCGGCACAGGCAGTCGGCGAAGAAGCCCGCGCCCAGGGCATGGACGACGAACAGGCAGAGTTCTGGATGAAGAAAATACTAGGAGTTGTCTAACGTGGCCAGCCTTGCCCCCCTTAAAGATGTCCAGCGTGTTGTCGAATGGGAGGAATTGCCCGTCCGTGCGCGCATGGTGCCGGACAACTGGCATTCCCTCCAGGGGGGAGTACTGCTTAAGCATCAATCCGAAGCCCTGGCCGTCAAGGCCAAGATTCTGGCGGTCAGAAAAGGCCGCCGGACCGGCATCACCTACGGTTTTGCCCACAAAGGGACTATCAAGGCCGCCTCCCGCAAGAGCGCCGGCGGAATGAATGTTTTCTACATCGGCGACACCAAGGACAAGGGTCTCGAATTCATCGGCTACTGCGCCAAGTTTGCCCGCGTCATTGCCGAGGCTCAAGGGCAAGGGATCTCCTCCATCGAGCAGTTCCTCTTCGAGGATCAGGATGAGAAGGGGAATAGCAGGTACATCTCAGCCTACCGCATCCGCTTCGCCAGCGGCTTCCAGATCTGCGCCCTCTCCAGCCGACCTGTCAACATCCGCGGTCTGCAGGGTTATGTCATCATCGACGAAGCCGCATTCCATCCCGACGTCGACGGCGTACTGGAAGCCTGTATGGCGCTGCTGATCTGGGGTGGCGAGATCGTCGTCATCAGCTCGCTGAACGGCAAGAACAATCCATTTACCCAGTTCTGCAACGACATTGAAAAGGGGCTTTATGGCGAGGACGCCCAGGTCCTGACCATAACGTTTGACCAGGCTGTAGAGAATGGCCTCTATGAGCGGGTTTGCCTCATGACCGGCGAAGAGGCCACGGCGGAAGGAAAACAGAAGTGGTACACCTCCATCCGCGCCTCCTATGGTCCGCGCAAGGCCGCCATGCGCGAGGAGCTCGACGCCATCGCCCGCGACTCCGGAGGCATCTGCATACCCGGCATCTGGATCGAGCGCGCCATGCCGGAAGAGCGGCCGGTGCTCCGGCTGGCCCTCGATGACGACTTCGTCAAGAAATCAAATTTTGAGCGGGAAAAATGGTGCGAGGCCTGGATCGAGCGGAATCTGAAACCGCTTGTGGATCAGCTTGATCCGAGGGATGAGCATTTCTTCGGCCAGGACTACGCCCGGCATCGGGACTTCACCGAGTTCGCGCCGATCGCCCTGCAGCAGAACCTGCGCCGCCACGTCCCCTTTGTCGTCGAGCTGCACAACGTCCCCACCCGGCAGCAGGAGCAAGTCCTCTGGTACATGATCGACCATCTGCCCAATTTCCGCGGCGGAGCCATGGACGCTACCGGCCCCGGCTCGATCCTGGCCGAATACACCGCCGACCGCTACCGCAGGGGGAGCGGCGACGATGCGATCGAGATGATCCACCAGATCAAGCTGAACAGGAAGTGGTACGGGCTCTGGATGCCCAAGATGATCGGTGGCTTCGAGGACGGCATCTACGATATTCCCCGTGACCGCGACCTGGAGAACGACCTGCGCGCAGTGGAATCGTTCGACGGCATCATGATGGTACCCGACGTGAGGCGCCAGGACCTGAAAGACCCCGACCTGTACCGCCACGGCGACTTTGCCGTCGCTCTCGTCATGGGGGAATACGCCGTGCTCAACAAGGTCGTGTACGTCCCGATCGAATTCAAAACCGCACCGGCCACCGACTTCCGCGCCGGCTCCGGCAGCGGCATGAATAACTACATGAGGACGTGATGAGCTTTTTATCGGAATTGATAGCATTCATCGTTGTTGGTGATGCCCGATACGGCAGGGAAGAAACGCCCTTGGACCGGATGAAAGAACAGGCTGAATTAGGTTTATCAATTGTTGAGGATGATAAAAGGCATAAATCAAAAACATCCTTTAAGAGGTATTGAAAATGGGCGTAACCGAATTCGACTTCACCGTCGACCCCAAAAAACCGATCACCAATGAGATCGCCAGCGCCGCCACCGACTTCGACATGTTCCAGGGGTTCCTTGACCAGATCCCCAACCCGGACGAGGTGCTGAACCTGGAGTGCGGCGGCGACATCACCGTCTATGACGCCATCGGCCGCAACCCCCGCATCAGCAGCGCCCTCGGCACCCGCGCCCGCGCGGTGGTCGGCAAGGAATGGCGCATCATCCCCTACAGCCAGGAAACCTTCGACATCAAGGTCGCAGAATACGTCAATAAAGTGCTCCTCGGCTTCCCCTTCGACCGGCCGCGCCGCTCGTTCCATCGCGGCGGCAACCTCAAGGGCTTCGCCGTCGGCGAAATCATGTGGGACTACTCCGAGGGCGACACCTTCATCAACGCCATCCATTACCGGCACCAGAAGCGATTCGACTTCAACACGGATCGCCAGCTGCTGCTGAAAACCATCACCAACCCCCTGGGGGAGAACGTCACAATCCGGGACGGCCTGGAGCTGAAGAAGTTCCAGGTGCTCACCTTCGGCGACGAGGTCACCACCCCCTGGGGCTGCGGCCTCGGACGGGAGCTGTACTGGCACTGGTGGTTCCAGAAGAACAACGTCCGCTCCTGGCTGCAAGGCGGTGACAAGTTCGCCGCGCCCACCGCCGTGGGGGAATACGAGCCCGGCGCGACCCAGGTCGATCAGGACAAGCTGCTGGCCGCCGCCCAGGCCATCCACAGCCGTTCCGCCATCATCCATCCCAAGGGGATGACCCTGCGCCTGTTGGAGGCGCTCCGCTCCGGCAACATCAGCACTTACAAGGAACTGGCTGATTTCCTCAACGAAGAGATCACCATCTGCATCCTCGGCCAGACCGCCACCACCGTCGGCACCCCCGGCAAGCTGGGCAACGAGAAAGAGCAGGGCGAAGTCTTCGCCGCCATCGTCAAGGCCGATGCCGACAGCGAGTGCGAGGCGTACAACGCCAGGAATGGCGGCATGATCCGCTGGCTGGTCGATTACCAGTTTCCGGGGCTGAACCGCTACCCGCAGATCTGGATCGACTGCGAGGAGGAAGAGGACAAGAAGACCCTGGCCGAGCGCGACGAGAAACTGGCCATCGCCATGGAGAAGGGGGGCAAATACCGCCTGGCCAAGTCCTACTTCGTCCGCACCCACGGCATGCAGGAGGATGACATCGAGGAGATACCGGCCGCTCCCCCCACCCCCGGCCAGGCTCCCTCGAGGAGAGAAACGGATAAGGAGAAAGGGACGATCTCCTTTGCCGAAGCCGAAGTCGCCGCCCCCGACAACGCCGACCTGCTGGCCGGGCGTCTGGGAGAGGAGGCTCGGCCGGTCATGGAGGCATGGCTCGCCGCCGGGCTGAAGAGCGTCGACACCGCCGGCAACCTGGTCGACCTGCGCCGGGATATCCTTGACACGGCCATGGATCTCGCCCCCATGGCGGCAGTCATCCGCGACGGCCTTCTGCTTGGCCGGCTCCTCGGCATGGCCGAAGTCCGGGAAGAGATAGCCGCTTCAGAGGCCGACGTTTCCTTCGCCGAGCCGTCGTCAATCGCCTCCGCTCTGCGCCTCCCGTTCAAGGAAGCGATCGACTTCTTCCTCGGCAAGGTCAACATCCCCACCGAAAAATGGAACGATCTCTTCCTCGACGCCCACTCCAGGGGCTTCATGATCGCCGGCGCCATGAAGGGGGAGCTCCTCGCCGATCTGCGCGAGGCCGTCGACCAGGTCATTACCCAGGGACTGACTATCGCCGACTTCCGCAAGTCATGGGACCGGATAGTCGCGGATCACGGCTGGAGCTACGTCGGCGGCCGCAACTGGCGCACCCGTGTCGTCTACGAGACCAACACCCGCCAGGCGTACAACGCCGGCCGCTGGCAGCAGGTCACCGACCCGGACGTGCTCAGGACCCGCCCCTACCTCGGCTACAAGCACGGCGACTCGGTACATCCCCGGGTGTTGCACGTCTCCTGGGACGGCACCGTCCTCTCTGCGGACGATCCCTGGTGGGATACCCACTACCCGCAGAACGGCTGGGGCTGCAAGTGCAAGGTCTTCAGCATGGGCGAGCGCGATATCGCCCGCCTGGGAGACAAGGCGAAGCGGAGCGCGCCAAAGGACGGCACCTACCAATGGACCGACAAGCAGGGGCGCTCCTTCGAGATCCCGAACGGCATCGACCCCGGTTTCCAGTACAACCCGGGCAAGGCGGCAACAAAGTCGCGGGACATCCTGAACGAGCGGATCAACCAGCTCCCCCCCGACATCGCGGCGCGGATCCGGACGGAGATCAAGGAAAAATCGCCCTCCCCCTAACCCCCTCCCATGAAGGGCGGGGGGATACAAGCACCCTCTCCCCTTTTGTGGGAGAGGGCTGGGGAGAGGGGGGATTATATGGCTGACGACATCATCAAGCTGGAGCACGACCTCCCCAAGGTACAAAAGAAACTGCGGGAAATCGCCCGCAAGGCCGGGAGCATGCGGCCGGCGCTGAAGGGGATGGGGGCATACCTGGACATAGCCACCGACCGGCGCTTTACCAACCAGGTCGACCCGAAGGGCGAGAAGTGGCAAAAGCTGAAAGCCGCCACCCTGCGGCGGAAGAAAAACTCCAAAATTCTCACCGAATCGACCAAGCTACGCGACGGCATCAGCAGCCAGGTCCAGGGCGAGGATACCCTGCTGCACGGCAGCGACTCACCCTACGGCGCCATCCACCAGCTGGGGGGGGAGATCGAGCAGAAAGGGATGACGCTGCACCTCAAGGGCGAAGGCAAGGCGACCCGCTTCGCCAAAAAGGGTGACCATACCCGCACCAAGACCGTCGACCGCACCATCAAGATGACTGCCCGGGCATACCTGGGAATCAGCCGGGAAGACGAGGAGGAACTGCTCGCCATCGCCGGCGACTACCTGATGAACTGAAAGGGGAAATTAAACGCCGAAATTTGCCCGAGGCTCGTTTGCAGGCACTACCCCCGCCCCCTGCCCCCGAAAACCCCGCCTGGGTAAATTTAAACATGGTTTAAACACGGTTCCGTAATCCAGCCCCGGTGAAATTTTAAACCCGGATAAAAGTAAGCCACATGCCTCCTGTTGTACGGTGCAACTGCACCGGACAACAGGAGGTTTTTTTTATGGACAGAG